TAAATCCACTGGATATACAGTGATAATAAAGTAATAAAAGTAGCAGACGCAACTGTAATTTGTGCGATGATTAACATCACTTTGCCCCTGCGTTTACAAGCAGTGCTTGATGACGACGATTCTCTTTCTGCTTTTGCTCTTTGATGAGTTGAAGCACATTGAGTTTTTTCATCACTTATGACCCTCCTTTACAAACTTAACACCACGATAGGTTTCGTTGTATTGTTGGGGTTGTTGCATCATTTGCTGTTGATACTCAAGACGCTTTTGAGTATCATACTCTACGCCTCTGTATACGACTTTAGACATTAGGTTTTCTCCTTAGTTTTTTAAGTTAAAGAGCGTTCCTTCAGTCGGCGTTTGCGTTCGCTATTTGCGAATAGCGAATGAACGATCCGTTCCGCGTCGGCTTACTTCCGTCCCATTTGGGATGAACGTTAGAGGTCATTATACCTCTATCGAAGTTATATATCAACTTTATATTGTATAAACTGTTACAATTTTTAAAAATCTTAAGGGATAAAAAAAATGCCGGGAAAATTTTCCCAGCATTTTTGAAATCACTTTCGCTTTTTCTTTTGAGGTTTTTGATACCCCCAGAGTTTTGGATTAATCCTACCGTATCCAAACTCAATACTTTTCAAATTATCACGAAACTTATCCCAATACATATCAAACAATCTAGTTTTAGACCCTCTAGTCAGATCAAAACAAATTTTATCCTCCACAAGATACTTTACGATATATGCATCATTAGGAGCTTCTTTAGTGCAGACTTCAGTATATGAACCATTTTCAATCATTATATCACACCCATAACGTGACTTGCAGGTTTCTTTTTCTACAGATGTCCAATGCTCCATATGCTTTACCTTATTCTGGGCCTTTTCAATTACTTCATGAAGTTTGCTCACGAACGTCCTCCCCATTTAATATCAGGAAAAGCTTCAGATACAATTTCCTTGGTAATTTTATACTTAGTTTCTAATTTTTTATCCTTAATAAGGATTAAAATTTCTGCTTCAAGTGGATGAAGTCCTTGGAGAATATTAATGAACATAGTCTCTCTACGAAGAGAACCTAATCCATCATTTCCACCTTTGATAAAATTATAAAATCTTTGATATTCTTTACGAATAGAAGATTTACCCTGATCATTTGCGCCAAGAGAAGTCGTATTTAATTCCGACATCTTTGAAACCGCATCATCAACTTTTTGACTTATAGTTCCACTAAAAGAATTCTGCTCACCAACGCTCGCATATGGAACTGGACCATCTGGTAGTAGTGAAATTACACTCTCATCAAAATTCCAAATGAAAATTGCTTTCAGCGAATTATCACCATATTTTCTAAGAATTTCTACTTTTTTAGCATTTGTTCTTTGCTTTGATGCTAAAGATAAAACTTCAAAAGCAAAAGGATTAATTGGCAAATTATCACTTACTGAACTAGTAGATTGTTTAGTAGTTGATGTTTTACTCTTCGTCTTCGTTGTCGTTGTCATTGTCATAATCGTAATCCGTATTTTCAAATCTAAAAGCTATAACCTCATCAGGAATAATATTACCTTGAGTATCAAACATTTCTGGATGAAGTCTTGGAATTTCCCTATAATTCATCATATATTCTCTAGCAACCCACCCCAACATTACCCCCACAATAAGAAATAAAATTGTTAGAAAGGAACCAAATACTAAGCTAACTGCTAACATTTTGTTTTCTCCGGGAAATTACTTTTTTCTTCCTTGATTTAAAAGAAAATTCAAAATAGATGGTAATTTCCCGATTGAGGAAGCAAACCATCTTCTCAAAAATTATATGGAAAGGTTTGGTTTGCTTTTTTTTACCTCCGTTGATTATAAGATCAACCCCACGATTGCCATATTTAATATTATTTATATTTGTCATTTAATAATTTTTTGTTCCTTGAGAAAATTAACAGTATCAACGCATCCTCCAAGTTTTTTATCCATAAGAATTACTTGAGGAAAGGTAGATCCTTCTCCAAATTCGGAGTAAAATTCTTCCCGTGTAAAATGTTCTCCAAGATTATATACGACAAATTGTTGTCCTGTCAATTCTAACACATTTTTAATTTTTTCACAAAAAGGACAACCATCTTTTGAATAAACTGTAAAATTCATAATTCTTAAAACCCTAGATATTTTTGTCTAACAAAATTTAATTCAAATGTTGTATAAGATAGGGGAAAATTCTCATTATTAAATGGTTTTTTATATGGATTAGTGTTAACCCAATCAAGACCAGTATGCCATTCTGGACCCCACTTATATCCAATGTACCATAACTCGTTTAAAATACGACTATGGTGAAGTTTAGACTCTAATGACGGATCAACTCTCCAAGTTTGAGATCCCGTCGTTTTATAATCAACCTCTCCGTGCAAATATGGATAATTAACATTAACTCTTTTTATGCCAGAGAGCATTGTTCTTATGTAATAATCAACATCTTCAACATATGCAGGATATAAATTTTCATCAAATAATCCACATTCTTGAACAACCCAATCTTTCAGTAAAAAAACGTCCCAAGCACCTTCATTACCATGAACCATTCCAATTTCAGGATCTCTAGATTTCTTCATCATACATTCCAAAAATCCCGGAGTAAATGCAACATCATGATTTGAAATAATCCAATATGGAGCATTAATTGCACATTTAATTGTCATATTCCAAGTTGCAGCAACACCTATATTTGCAGGAAAGTGACAAACATTTATTTGTCTAATATAAGGATGTCTAATTTTAGAAATTTTATCAAGTTGATGTGTTAATTCTCCTCTACCGTTATTATTAAATATTAACAATTTTTCGACAGGATAATCAACAGAATTTATCAATCTTTCGATCCAATGAAATCCATTAACAATAGGAACACCTATAACTGGAATGGGGATTTTAGAATTATCACTTAGAGATTTTAATCCCCAAAAATATGTCTCTTGAGTTTCATCATTAAATTCAAAATCATAATAATCAAAATACTTCTCAAAATCTATTTTTTCATTAAAATTTTGACTACAAGTAAATAATACCAGTCCACCAGATTTACATAGACGAATCATATTCTCGAAAGTATCAATCCAGTATTCATTATATTCAAAGAACTTTAAAGAATATACTACATCATATGTTTCATCTGGAAAATTATAATTTTCATTGTCACCATTATAAGAACATTCTTGAAAAAGATCCTTTATAGTATCTTCATTACCTAGATTACCAACTTCTAATACAAATTGATTTCTAAAGTAAGAAGATAACTTTTTTTTGACTTTTTCTACAAAATTTCTTTTGTGATTATGTGCCATATCAATTAACCAAGACTTTCATTTTCTCCAAATTATCTTCCAATTGCTTTTTATGGATATCAAGAATTTCATAATTATTCTTAATATCTAGCAATAAAGATTTAGCTTCATCAACTTTTCCCCACCACCAAGCAGCAACTGCCTTTTCAAATAATAATCCATACTTTCCAGGATATTCAACATCAGTTTTCAGAGGCGGTAACTCAAAATCACAATACTTTAAAGCCCTGTCTGCATTAATATAACAATCTTGCCACCACTGTCTTCTTTCAGCAAATCTACTTAATAAGAAATATGCTTCTGGACGTTCTGGAAGTAAACACATAGCTTGCTCAAGTAAAGATTTAGAACTTCCATCTCTAGTTCCTTGCTTCGTATAACAGAATGAAGCTCTGATAAGAGACTCATAAGCTAAATTTTTATCCTCGGAACGTTCTGCAGATCTTAAATAATATGAAACTGATGGGGCAGTATGACCTTCTTTTTCATACCACATTCCCAAATTAAAATTATTTTCTGGATTTTCAGTATCCATAGAATATGAAATTAAAAGTTCATTTAATTCATCATTCTTACTTTTTTTTATTTCTAAAATATCAGGGATTAAAAATTGCTCAACCCTAGGTAGACTAAAAATTAAAGATGGAAGTTCAGAAAATGGATATGGTTTTAAAATAGTTTTAGTATTACCGCAGGGAGAAATATTTCCCTCATCAAATTCATACTTAGACATATATTCCCACAATTCCTGATCAGAATAATCCTTACCTAGTAATTTACTTAGGTCATCATTATAATGGCAAAAAGATTTAAATTTATTAATTCTGTCTTGATTAGTTCCCATCCAACTAAAGTGCCAACCCAAATCTTGACAAACTTCATTATTATGGGTCACATATCTAATTTCATAGTCTTTTCTCATGAACTCAGACCTAATATATGTTGGAGGATTTTTTTCCAAATGATGTTTAAATGCTACAAACATAGACTTACTCCAAGATGATGGAGTTCCGTCTAAATTATAAACTCTAAAATCAGCTCTCCCTTCAAGATGAACAAGAGGAACCTTAAAGACATAATCTTTATTATTCCTAGCAATATCACTAATAAATTTAATGTTCGATGGATTAATAATTTCATCACAGTCACTAACTATGAATAAAGTATCATCATCAAATTCTGGTAATAACTTTGTTAGATAATCTCTTTGGATCCTTTCCCTGCTACCAATAGTTTGCGATGAATCAAAATGCAAATCATAGATGGATGGTTCTCCAGGTTCAGAAAGATCTACCTCAACAACTTTGATTTTATCTTTAGGGAGACCAAGAGCATCGATAACTCTATTACAACTATAGTCTTTAGGAATACCACTATGCGTATAATTTGCATCAAAGATCAGGAATAAATCTACGTGATTCTTTAATAATTTTACCCTAAGTTCTAGTAGTTCTTTCTCATTAAAATATGGGAAACAATCAACTATATTATATTTTTTCTTTTCTTTAAATGTTTCATGTAGTTTTACACTCTCTACTACATTATGATTAGTTGATTTAGAAAATTTGTTCATATCTTCTTCAATATTTTGGGGGGGAATAGACTTTGCCTGTTCTACAATTCTATCATCTTTTACTTTATTTTTCCACCATTGCAGTACTTTATCATGTGCAATATAATGATTTTTCTTTTGCCCATCATTTACATCATCATCTTTACCAACAAATGTAGATTGAAACTTAACTTCTTCAACGAATAATGGAATAGTATAAGTTTTTCCAACACTAGCAAAAAGAATATTTTCAATCAAAGGCATAACACTTTGATTAGGAATTTCTAGACAGTATTGATCATTCTTGATGTATGTATCAATTACTTTCTTAGCATAATCTCTGGTTATGATATATGCAGTAGCTCCCCAATCATCCCATTGCCTTTCCCTAATTTCAAATGTATCATATTTTTCACGAATAGTAAATAACTGAACACATTCTGCATCTTCAGGAATAGATTCTACAAATTCTTGCCAATTAAAATCCCAACATTCAACAGTTTCTAAACTGAGATCATCTTCACAAAAGAATCCATAGTCTTCATCTGTAGTTTCATACCATTCTCTTATAGCCTTGAGATGTGAAATTACACATCCCGTTGTTCCTTCATTTAAACTATCAATATATTTACCGTATGCAACGTCTTTAGATTCAGAAAACCTTTTAGAAATAATTGCTTTTGGAAC